CAATTTAGAAGTTAGAAAAGCACATGTTTTGTATGGTAACAGCACTGGTTCTAGCGGCACGGTCACATTAAGCGAAACGTGTGCTAACTTTCAGTATGTAGAAATATATTACAGGGATGACAGTAACAGATACAGCTCTATAGAATGCTATGAACCCAACAATAAAAAAATAGCTTTAACTGTAGTAGCTACAACAATTGCCAGCGGCGGTTATAGCGGTACATGGATGAAAAGTGCCGAATGGAAATTTAGCGGTACAACATTGGCATTGGCAAACTCAAGCGAGGTTGGGGTAACCGAATTCCACAACAGCGATCACCCTACATCACCATTAGTACACGTTTATGGCACAAACCATATCTATGTGTGTGGGGTACTTGGGTATAAATATTAAAAAATAGGAGGAATTAAACATGGCAATAATTAAAAATATAGAATTAGATAATGGGGTTGAGGTCAATTACCACAGAGTAGTCAGCGTAAACAACATAACAAATGTTTCCAGCATAATAGAGGTCGGGAGCTACACCAGCAAAGCAAAACGACAAGAAGAAAAAGAAAAAATAGCGAATCACGAGCCAATGAACATATTTATAAGCACAGAATATATATCTATCCCGTACGAAGAAACATTAAATGTGGTCGGCGCTTACAATTACCTCAAAACCACAGAAAAATTTGATGGTGCGCAAGATGATTAAATTATTTGGATCTACCGACAAATTATTTGATTCTAACGGCGATGTAGTTATTACACCATTAAAAGCCAAAATCCACAAAGAGGACAACGGAGCTTTTTATTTGGATCTTGAAACGGATCTAAGCTATATAGATTATTTGGTGGAAGGGGCTATTATTGTAGCTCCTACTCCACAGGGCGATCAGGCTTTTAGGGTGACTAACCCAGAGAAAACTAGAAGCAAGATAACCACGAAAGCATATCACGTATTTTACGACAGCCGCAATTATTTAATCGAGGATAGCTATGTAGTAGAAAAGAATTGTAATGACGCACTAGATCATTTGAATAGTGCAACGTCCGACACGTCACCGTTTACAACGTTATCAGACGTAACCACTATTGCTAGTTTTAGGTGTGTTAGAAATTCGCTTTATGCAGCGATAGAAACGGTGCTTGAGCGGTGGGGCGGTCACCTAGTAAGGGATAATTTTAATATCCAGATCAGAGCCAATATAGGGCAAGATAACGGCGTAGTTATAAGGTATGCTAAAAACCTAAAAGAGATAACGTGCGAGGAAAACTGGGATAATGTTGTCACAAAATTATTACCAGTCGGAAAAGATGGAATACTATTAAACGCACTGGAAGAAACAGCGGATTTGTATGTATATAGTGGGGTACAGTATGAGATACCATACACCAAAAAGCTGAATTTTACACAGGACAGCGTACTAGAAGATGATTATAAAGACGAGGAAGGAAACCTGGACGAAACAGCGTATAAAGAAGCGTTATTAATTGATTTAAGGCAGCAAGCGCAAAATTATGTAAATGAGCATTGCATACCGCAAATTAATTACACGCTAAAAGCTAACGTCGAGAAACTAACAGATATAGGCGATACAGTAGAGGTAATAGACGAGCGGTTAGGAATTAACATTTTTACAAACGTTATAGCCTATGACTATGACTGTATACTCGGCAAATACACAGAGTTAGAGTTTGGCAATTTTCAGAATAAATTGTCGGATCTAGTCAGTAATATAACGTCGTCGGCAACCGAAAAAGTGGAGCAAATAAACCAAACGCTCCAAGCCACATTAAGCGGTGAGCTGGAGCAAGCCACAAGTGAAATTTGGGGCGTTTTAGGTGAAAGCTATGTTATCTATGACGGCGACAAAATACTAGTTGTAGACAGTCTACCTAAAGAAACCGCAACTAACGTAATATTGATTAATAACGGCGGTATTGGATTTAGTCAGACAGGAATAAACGGCACATTTACGAGCGCCTGGACAATAGACGGCACGTTAAATATGCAGGCTATCAATGTTATTAATTTAACCGCCGATCTGATTAAGGGCGGCACATTAAAGCTAGGATCTAACCTAAATAGCTATGGGCAGCTGGAGGTATACGACGAAGCTAATAACCTAATAGCGGAACTGAACAAAGGCGGTCTAAAAGTATATGGAGTAGATCAATCATATGTTTTAATTAATGAACAAGTAGGTTTTGCAGGATATGATAGGCTGGGGAATAAAATATACTGGTGCGATCACGACGAATTCCACATGAAAAAAAGTGTAGTCGAAGAAGAAATAACACTATGTAATAAGTTAAGATTTATACCTATTACAATCACTAATAACAGCGTCACAACGTCGGACGGTATAGGGTTAGTATCGGTCGCAAATAGCTAATATATTGTATTTTATGAGAAATTATGGTAAAATAATAATATGGTAGGGATTTAGTCTTTGTGGTATACCCAACGCCCAAACATATGATTTTTTAGCGTTTGGGGGTGATACCATGGTAAAGATGATAATTAGTCTATTGTGTTGGATTATTAAAAAAAGCGAAAGAAAAAAGCAGCCCAACATAGAGGCTACTAATTCA